CGCCGGCAGCCCCGCATTATTATTTCCGTAAAAACAGCCGTTCTTTTAGTTTCGTCCATGTTCGTTTTCTCCTTTCGATTTTCATAAACTTTTTATTCTCAAAATTCTCGCCGAGTCTTTCGACGGCAACCTCAACATCTTTGATCCGAACAAAATCCGCAGTATCCGTGCAGTGCCCGTGCTCCTGGATACGGTAGCATTCGCGGAACAAACGTTTTATGTGATTCGCCGGTTTCATTTGATTTGGACAAAAGAAAACAGGTAACCTATAATCGCCAGTAGTATCCCAAAAACAAACGTGGCCCAGACAGGCAGCCTGTTCCTGACCTTATCGAGAACTTCGTCAATTTTGTCCAGGCGGGCACTGTTGTTCTTGATCTTAAATTCGTGTACATCACAAGGTAATTTGTCATCGTCTTTAGGCATTATTTCTACTCCACAGGGAACTCGTATAAATAACCGTCTCCACTGACCACATAAACCTTGTCACCGGCCGGATTGCAGAAGATGTCCCTCTGCGAGCCGCCTATCAGATCATCGATATCAAACTCAGAAGTTTTTGACTCGCCGATAAGCCGCCAGGCGGTCGACAAAGTCCAGTAATAGATCACCCCTGTACTATTGCCCATAACCAGCATCTTGCCGCCATCGCCGTGAAAACATACACCATAACAGTCCGCATCATAAGACACCATTGAAGTCATCTGGTTCTGAGACGATGGATCTATGTCCCACGCAGTTGTCAGCGTATATTCAAGAACCGCCGAATACGGAGAGGTTAGGGTAAGTGACATGACATACATATAATCGCCATTCTCTTCGAACCGGATGCTTTTCGGATAACCGACCACCCATTTGAATTGCGTATTACTCTCGAACGATGTAATGTCCCATGCGGTTGATAAAGGGTGTCCCTGTATGAGACCGTCAGGATATATATACATCGCCCCCACGTAAATCATTGTACCATCATCTTTGATAGCCAGTCCCCGGGCTCCATATCCTAATAAACCGGCACCGGTAACGTTGCAGGAGGCGACATAAGACAATGTATCTATGTCCCAGGCGATGGACAGTGAATACTGATAAATATAACTGTAACCGCCAACAATTATAACGGCATAGAATTTTGTTCCGTCCGGTGAAAAACAAATTCCCCTTACGTCCGAAGCTAAAAACATGGATTTATAAGGTGACTCGCTCGATGATGAAGATGAAGAAGAACTTGAACTCGATGAGTATGAACTGCTCGATGAGCTTGATATCTCATACGCATAATTCCGCATATCCTCGATCCGCTGCGCAACTTCCTCGATATCGGCCGGCGGTTCGGCTGGCACGATCTTCGTGCCACAAACGCACGGAACGAAATCGCGATACTGGATATTCGGCTCGGCCGCGTCTCCGGCGTAAACGTCATCATCGTATTCAATTAATGTTATTTTCTGCGCCATGCTTTACTATCCGCTCGATGAGCTGCTGGATGAGCTGCTGCTCGAAGAGCTGCTGGACGATGAACTCGAAATTCCGATCAGATAATCGTGCAAACCGCCGAGTTGGACAATGACTTTCATCGCTTCCCGTTGTCTGTCAATTAAATCGCTTTTCGCATCACCGTCAACGCCGCCCAGGTCCGCTGCGTAATAGTCCGGGATCTGGATATTCGGATCGCCGGAGTCGCCGGCGTAAATGCCCTCATCGTATTCGATTAACGTTATTTTCAAACTCACAGTTCACCGCCCTGGGTAATGCCCACAACCCGGAACTTCTTGAGGATATCCGCCGTGGGCCCGAACGCGTACAGGTCGTCTTTTTTGGGCCTCACCGTCCACGTATCGGCGATGGTCACCGTCGCTCCGTCGACCGATGAAACCGTGTGAGTCTCGACGGTCTCGGCGCCGGTATCGGGATGATTGACGCGGACCGCTATCGTATCGGCCGCCGATGTATCCGGCTCGACATCGAGAATAACCTTATTGGCCGCCGGGCTGCTTACTATCCGCCCGCCCAATCGCCATGGTTCAACCACCAGGACGATATCACCTTTCTTGCAGGCGATCGCATCGATATCGGCCTCGAAAGTCGGCATGTACTTGAGCAGGCGGTTTTTGGCCAGTTCGTAATAGATCGCCCGCCAGGCCTGCGTCGCCCGCGTTATCCCGAATCCCTCGATCGTTTTCGACGCCGTAGATTCGATCGCCGTATCGACGTGAAGCATTGGCGTCATCTGGTAATCGAGTGCCGCATCGAGATAATCGATCTGCAATTCGCCCGCCCGGTCATCCATACCGATATAGTTTTTGCGGTACGAGCCCGGCTTGATATTGCCCGCACTGAAAAGCTGGACGGGATTGCCCGTATACGGCTTATCGACCAGTATTGTATAATTGCGGCCGATCCTTAAAACCTCGCAGCGTGCCATCGCGCAGACCCGATTGACCGCTTTCCATACGGTCGTATTCTCATCGAAAACGCCGTTGAATATTATCCGCTTCTGAGTACCGCCCTCGCCGTCGCTGATAAGATCGTCGAAATAGTCGGCAGCCGCGTACCATTCATCCAGATACGGCGTGAGCCTGGCCGGGTCGATGCCATCGTACCGCTCGATCGCGTAAGGTGTGACGCCGCCATCGCCCGAAATTACCGGCCGCGTCATAATGTCCCAAATAGTCCAGACCGGACTGTCCGACCATTGAAGATCCCAGCTCGTCCCGTTATAGACATTAACGATCCGGCCCTTGCGAATACAGCTTATCTGCAGCGAGCCGGAAAGGTCCTCGGTCGCCAGCGCCGAAACGCCCAGCAGCGAAAGGCCCGGATACGTAAAGGCAGTATTGATCACCTCGCGAACCTGCGATAACCACAAATAACGAGATTTGCGATTAGAATCCCACAGCCGCCCGGCGTTCGTCTTAGTGATCCTGATATCGCACCGAGTGCCCTTCGATATCGATACCGCGGCCCCGCCCGTGTACGTCCCGGACGATACGTAGTTTTTCTGCTTCGGCTCTGTGCCGCAGGCAAGGCTCTCCTCGGCCAATGTGTACCAGTCATCGGCATCGTGGGCCGAGATTTCTATTTTTACACCCACAACCTGGGTTTCCGTGCCGCCGTCCTTGTGAACGTAGTGGCCGGAATATTTCAACGCGATCTCCAGCCAGTCGAAATCGTTATCCGGCGTGGTCCACGTATATGCGCCGCCGGCGTCGGCGACGTTAACGACCTCGATCGCCGGCTGATACTCGCATTTCAGCGTCGAAAATATCGCGCTCTGGGCGAGCGTCCCTTTTCTTTCCGCCGTTGTGACATCATCGTAATTGCCCGCCGGCTGATTGTTTATAGATATCGTATCGGCAACGATCCCGTAGTCCGGACCCTCGCTGAATGCTATGAGTGAATAGAGCGTTTCATCGGATCCGTCAGGAGCCCGCCATGCGGCGATGACATTGCCGAATTCTTTGTTCGTGCCGTAGGATCGGGCTATCAGTGTTCCCTGCCGCTGGACGGTATGAGGCGACCATGAATAGGTGGATGCCGATTCGATATTCGCATCGTCCGGAGATCCGCCGATCGCCCGGATCAGATACGCCATACCGATCGATACGCCGACGGCGATCGCCGTCGCTACCAGCATTGCAGTAACGCTCGCGTATCCCGCCGACGTCGCCACCCAGAGCGAGACCGCATATATCGCGCCCGCAACATCCTTAACGGCCGGGACCAGCACAATCTCATCGCCGCCGCGCAATGCGAGATCGTATTTTTCTTTTTCGACCGGCTCAAGCCTGACCTGATTGACGTGGACGATCACCTCGGCCATGCCGGCGGCGTACTTATTTATAATATCGGATAAATTCTGCCCGGTAAACTCGATGTCATCGACGATGCGGTCGTTTAGATCGAAGGGATTTATGATCGAAATGACTTTAAGCCGGCTCATAAAATCCCTCCAGGAACAGCCGCCAGACGGGATCTGTCAGCGATGATATATTGCATCCCATCTTTCCCGTCGTATGAATAAAGCTGCGGCAGTTCTCTAAGACGAGCCCGACGTGCCATTTGATTTGACCGTCATCGTCGATAATCCTGAACAGTGCGATCGCGTAAGGCCTGGCCGAGCCGATCTTCCGGAAGTTGTTTTGCTTCTGATCGGCGATTGCTTTGCCTTTCAGTTCATCCCCGTCCGGAACATCGATATCGGGCAGCATGATTGACGCCCGCGCCGCCGCCGCGATACATATCCCCCAGCAGTCGTAATTCGCCGGGCCCCGCCCGCCGGCCTTGTAAGGCCTGCCGATCAAATCGGATAAATCAATGTTGTGTTTATTCGTGTTCATTCGTGGTTAAATATTCTCATGCGAATCTCACTGTTTTGCTCCGCAGTCCCGGCTGGCCGCCGAATCGGGCCAGGTTGGACTTGTTGTCCTCGCAGTCCTCCGGTGTTCCGTTACAAGCCGATTCAGCGCCGCTATAGCCGCACTCGGCGCCTTTGAACCTGCGGACGTATCGGCAGTATCCGCCGAAATACCGCCCCGAGGGAAAACCCCTGCTCAACGGGCTCGGTGCGCCCAGGACGAAGCTGATCGATTCCTCGCCGGCCGAGCATCCGGTGACGATAAAATCCTCGCTCTTGGCCGACATATCGATCGACAGGAATTTCGAATTGACCGGCGTCCTGACAATATTGCAGCCGATAAGGCCGTTGTAATCGTCGACGTAGGGCAGAACGTAGCTGACCAGGTCGGTATTGGTAATATCGAGCGTGACATTGCTCAAACGGCCCGGCTCGCTTTTATCGTATGGCGACATTTGGAAATTGCATTTATAATACACCGTGCCGCGGTACGTTATGTTTTCGATATTATCGACGAAATGAAGCGTGTCCTCGCCGTCGATATAAATATCCAGCAGCCACAGCCATGCGCCGGAACTGGCCAGTTTGTTCTTTTCTATTGCGATTTGTTTGTCGAGTGATTCAGGCATAATTACATTTGCGATTTACGATTTTCGATTTACGATTGTTTACGCTCCCGAACTCGATGAGCTGCTCGATGAGCTGCTCGATGAGCTGCTCGATAAACTGCTGGACGATGATGAACTGCTCGACGACAGGCTGGAAGAACTGCTGGACCCGGCGGCGCCGAACATTTCTATCTGTGCGAAATATTTATCGATACACTTCGGCTCCAGGCCGAACTTGATCGGGCTGCTCAGTCGCATCGTCCATACGACCGCCGTCAGGTTATTGGTCCAGTTGAATGTCACCGCCCCGATATCGATTGAGTCCTCGAACGCCTCCAGCAGTATCTTATCGGCCGCCGATATGTGATGATACGTAACATTGAACAGTCTCGGTATCGTCCCGGAGAATCTCGGCCGGGTACTGATCGCACCGGAAACATAATCGCTGCGAACCGTCGGATCGATCAGCTTGGTCTCGGTAAAGCCCCGATGTGAAACCGCTCGCGTTAATGCCGGAAATGATGCCATTTATCTTCTTCCAATCATCTTACTGAGACTGCCGCCTTCGCTGATATTTTTTGCAACCAGGCCGATAACCCATCGCTCGCCGTCAAATTCAGGCGGACCCTTTTGCTCTATCTGCTGTCCGGATTCGTTGTATATATTTATGTTCGGCGCCGAAGATCCGCCGCGACTGAACGGCGACCGGACAATCTGGCCGGCCGGGGCGATTAATTCATCATCGCGGATAACCGCAACCTGCTCATTGCTGTCGAGTCCCCGGCCGCCGTGGAAGCTCGGCACACCATCCGGGACCCAGCCGGAATGCCTGGTCGGCACGGGATTTTGTGTTAACCCGTAAGGATTGGTCGATGTAAACGGCTGGCCCCCGGCCCCGACAGCAGCGCCCGGGCCGAACAAACTGCCGAGTACACCGCTCAGCCCGCTCATTAACGGGTTGATTGCTGCATTCTGTATCGCCCGAGCCGCCATATCGGCCAGCATCCTTGCAAACGAATCTTGGATTGAAGTAAACACATTGACCATGAACGAACCTAAATTCGATCCTTTTTTCCGCAGGCTCAAAAACGCACTGCTCAGCCCGCTCTCGATGGACCGGGACGCCTCGGCGAATTTTTCCGACGTGTAAAGCGCCAAGTTCTCCATATCCTCCAGCAGCTCGGCATTGTAATTTTTCATCGCATTACCGCGACTGGCGATGATTGCCGCCATCTCATTGGTCAAAAGCTGCTCGGCCTCGGTAACTCCAGATAGCGTGTCCGCGTGCTCGGCCATATAGACCTTAAGATTCTGGATTTTGCCTTGCCGCGTCAAGTCATCCATCGACCGGATCGATGCGAGCTTCTCGCGAGTATCGGCGACGATCTGAGCGTTGGTCCTGGCGGATACGGCAGCATCGGCTACTTGCGGCGTTGCCGGTTCCGGCGGGCCGACAAAGGAAAGCTCTTTGGCCCGCTCGACCATCTTCCGCATATACTCGGCGCGATCGGCCGGGATATTCAAATGACCGGGCGGAAGTCTTTCGGCCTTGTAACCATTCAATCCGAAACCCTCGTACTCGCTGAAGTCCAGTCCGAGACTGCTGGCCATATCAGGACTCTTCTTTTCCGACGGTTTCGGCGCCATCCTAAGCGCGTTGTAAGCCATAAAAATCGGCATTACTTTCTTGACCATGCCGGCGCCCTCGACGACATTGTTGGCCCAGCGAATTATTCCCGACCGGTTTTCCTCCATCGTCTCGGTCAATGACTTCATCGCCGCAGTCTGGATCGGCGAAGTGACCTCGCCCAGCATTATCTTGAAATTGCTCCATCGCTGCGTGGATTGCTCAATCGAATAACTGTCGGTCGCCGCCGCCTTGGCGAAGTTCGTCTGCATTCGGCCGGCCGAATCGAGATTGAGTGAGTAATCCCGGGCCAGGCCGCCTGCGTTTTTCAGCATACCGGCAAAGCCGGCAACGCCCCGCATCGACGGCATAAGGACCTCGAGGTGACGGGCCTGGGCCTTGGAAAGTTTTTCCATGATCGTAATCAGGCCGCGGCCCTGGATGGATGTTTCATCCAGTTCGTATCCCAGTTCCCTCGCGACATCCCGCGCCGCCTGGGTCGGGTACTTGAACTGGTTGAATACATTCTTAAGCGCCGTGACTGCCTCGTCCGCCGTCAGGCCCGACCTGGTCATCGCCGCGATCGATGCCCCGACCGCCTCGAAATCGACCTTCAGAAACGATGCCAGGCCGAGTATCTTTCCAATCGAATCGGCGAAATCGTTAAAGGTCATAATACCCTGCTTGACCGAGCCGTGCATGATATCGTTTATCCGCGTCACATCCGAAGCAGCCATGCCGTAGGCCATCATAATACGCGCAGACGCCTTGGTAGTCACGGCCGCATCGGTGAATCCACCCTTTGCCGAACGAACGGAAACATCGAGAAACTTCATCGCATCGGCCGGTGCGATTGTGGCCGACAGAATATCGAACATCGCATCGGTCAGGGCCGTCTTG